ATTCTATATTCTCCAACTCATCTAAGAAATTGTACATAAACATTAGCATATCTTCTGTCTTGTCTATCCAGTCTTTAATAAGGAATATATACCATCCTTTGCAAAGGGAATGGTTATATTGTTCCATGGATTCGTGACACCATCTACATCGATCATTTGGCATTTAATATTAACTACTATGAGTTAGTATTAAATTTTTTGTATATATACGGGTATTTGACTTGCAGATGTACCCATATCTTTCAAGTCTTGTGTGAGTTGTCTATTAGTCTCAATAGTCTTTTGATATTTGTTAGATAGATACTGATGTCGTAAGTTATTGATGCTAAATTTCTTAGAGAATATCTTATTCAATCTTTGTGTGAGTTTTGTATTGTTCAAAGGTTCATTGTTAGTATCAAACAAAAGATAATCTGTGGGGTTTATTTTGATGTATTGTTGTAGAATTTTTAAAAGTTTCTTAGGACACTTCACTCGCTGTTGATTATAAGTTTTTGCAGTTTTGTATTTGTTGAACACTAACTCTTCTTTCTCTTCATCTAAGAAATTATCAACATCCTTATCTATATTCCTTATCTTGAAATACATATAGTCCATAGCTCGGCGGGGTGCAATGTATTTATAAAAGAGGCACAGCAGTATGTAATCTTGTATCTCTCTAAGAACACTATTACTATAATACTTATCTTTGTATATCTCATCTACTCTTTTCTTAGATGCTTTGAATATCTGTTCCATCTCATCCTTGGATATGTTATTTGCTTTTTGTTTTTCATTTTGTTCTTGTTTCAGATTATTATGTTCTGTTTGTTTAATATCACAAATCATAGCTTCCCTATATTGTTCATTACCTGTCACAACAACTAAAGCGGACAATATTGTTTTTCGTTTTGAACATTCTATATCTTTCAACTGCTCTAAGAAAGGTTCATGGATGTTATACTTTTCAAAGTCGATTTCCTCATCACCATAAACCTTTTTGTAGATATTTTTTAAAATTGAACAATATGTTTTAACAGAACTTTCGGATAATGTAGGTCTCTTTCCTTTAACAAAACTTTCCATTTTATATTTCATCTAAGAAAATAATATACAGGTTTTATATTAAATTATAGATTAATTTGTTGTCTTAAAACAGACATAAATAGAACAATAAAGTATAACATATCAAGATGAATTATGCTAATGGAAAAATATACAAAATTGTATGCAACATTACTGGACTTGTATATGTAGGTTCAACAACACAGGCATTAAGTAAAAGGTTGTATCATCATAAGTTTAAGTATAAATGTTGGTGTGATGGGAAGTATCCATTTATGACAAGTTTTATCATAATTGAAAAAGGGGGTTTTGATATTGTGTTGATTGAAACATGTTCATGTGGTTCAAAAGACGAATTACATAAACGAGAGCGTTATTGGATTGAACTATTGGAATGTGTTAATAAATGCGTTCCAACAAGAACTATGGCGGAATACAGACAATGTCATAAAGAAACAATCACTGAACTCCAAAAACGATGGTATGACAATAACAAAGTAGAAATAGCAAAACGAGGGGTAGAGTATCGTAAAAACAACAAAGAGAAAATTGAAAAAAGTAAAACTGAATATTATCAAAAGAACAGGGAAAGTCTTATTGAAAAACAAGCAAAATACTATCAAGAAAATAGAGAAAAAATATTGAAACAAAATCATGAGTACAACCTTAAACATAAAGCAAAAATACAACAACGAAGAGCTGAATACTACCAAAGGAACAAAGAAACAATAAATGAAAAACGCCGAAAGAAGAAACTACAAGAATGACATCTCGAATCCGAAAAGAGACACTCGATTACACCTATTACCATTTTTGTTTCTTGCTGTACAACGGCTATTTTGTAAATCACAACGAAACAAAGTACTTCCGTCATCTTCTTTTATATTAAACTCGTAAGGCATATATCAATAAAATATAACAATAGAATAAATGTGGCTTTACAACAAAATTTCTTATTGGTATAACCAATTTATGTTTCGGTTTATGATAATGGTATTGATCTTTCGCATAAAGGTTGTAAATAAAATGAAAGCATTAATATATAAAGAAAAGTGAAATGGAATCATTGGATATACTTAACAAAATCGTTTTACTTTGCGGGAAACGAAACAGTGGTAAATCGAGACTTCTTAGATACATTTTATGTGCAGAAAAACATAACTTCCAAAATATCTTTTTGTTTTGTCCTACCGAAGAGGTAAATGGGTTTTATAAAGATGTCGTACCACCATCTAACATATTCAAAGAATATACCGAAGAATGGGGTAATAAACTTTTCAAGAAAATGACTGAAGTAAATTCCAACAAACCTGACAACGAATGTACCCATGTTCTTGTGATATTAGATGACTGTTGCAGTGATACGAATTTCAGAGCATCACAATCGTTTAAGAAGATGTGTACAAGAGGCAGACATTTAAAAATATCGGTAATCATTACATCCCAATATCTTTATCAATTGCCGCCAGTTGCAAGAAGTAATTGTGATTATGTAGCATGTAGTCAGATGAATGCTCAAGCGATAAAGATACTCTGCGATGAATTCTGTCACGGGAGTATAACTAAGAAACAATTTGTCAATTTTTATTACAAAGCAACAGGTAATTATGGCTTTCTTTTGATAAACAACAATTGTGCAAAAAATAATGACGACATACACGAAATTTATGGCATATTGAGAACCCCAAAAGAATATGTAGAGTAAAGTAAAGCCTTTTGGACAAAATAAAGACAAAAATAATTATCTTGTCATACAATATAAGAAGAATGTCAAGTTACAGAAAGGTACTAAATACAACCGCAGCAGCAAGAAAAGCTAAGGAACAGGAACAAGGAATAGAGCCAAGCGTTTTCCGAATGAGACCGCTTAATCAGTTGGGTATTCAATTTGAAAAATCTAAACAGCAAGCATTACAGGTTGCCCTAACAAGTCCTTCTCATTATTTCAATCTAAGAACTACCATGATTGAAGGAATCACAGAAACCTTGACTGAGATTGCTTATTCTGTTGTGTGGGATATTCTCTCAATGGGATTGCTCCCTGATGGAGCACAAATGACATTAGGTGACAAGATATACTCACCAAATCTTCCTGATAGTGTCATTAACGATTTTGCATTAAAAATATCGGCACATTTAAAACAGGAGAGCGACGACCTTATTGAACTATGTCTTCCCATCGACTTCAACGATCTTGCAGTTCGTCAATCGAAGGCAGGTCTCAAGCTTCGTGGTTTCAATGTCTAATCATAACCATAATGATGTTTATTTTTGTGTTTTATATTATACTCTCATAGTATAATATGAAAGCAAGAGATTTTTACGATGAATTAAAACCTGACAATGAAAAGGTAGTCAAAATATACAATCATACAAAGTTTAATCCATTTGATGCTTTGAAGCAGTTGAATGAAAGAAGCAAATATACACATTTCAAACCAAAAAATGAACCAAATTTAAGCGAGTTTGATAAAAAGGGAATACCAAAACATGAAAAACAGTTTCGAATGTCAGAAGACCCTTTAGCGTTTAAAAAAGTAAATATTCCCCGTTTTGATTTACACCAAGTCAAACCTTTAGGTTTAGATGATTTTAATAGGAAATATAAACCGCAAGTAAATTGGTTGTCTCAAAATAATGATGTCCTGTATTATTTGAACCGACGACAAAATAAATCGTTAAAGACCGATTTGTTAGATAATGCCGTTAAACCATACGCAGCATTTACTGATATGTATGCAAAAGAAATAATTGGCGATTATGAAGAAGATTTTGAAGAGGAAGATGATTTCGATGAAAGTACTGATACGGTACCGCAGGCTGCTGGACTAACAAGAATAAAAGAACGGAGAAATAGTTTAGGTGAATCGAGTGCAAGCGATAAAAATATGCACATAGACATTCCCGGGGTAAAAGTTGAAAGAATAACAGAATCACATGAAGAAGCGAAAAGTGATGATACTAAAAATATTTCAATGGCAAAAGTAGAAGAAGAACCTGTTTATACAGCAGAAGAAATACAAAGTGCCGAAGAACAAGAACAAGTTAGTTGGTTAGATTCAGATACATCACATTTAACTTCCATTTTTGAAAATTCCAAAACGCAAGGGTTAGACAAAGATTACTACGTAATAGAACATACAATTGACGAATTTTATTCTGACTTGTATAACAAATACAAACGAGGTATAGCATTCGAAAATTTAGAGGAAGATGACAAAAAAACAATACAAGATATTCTTAATATATATAGCACACCCTTTGACTACATGAAAGAAGGTGATAATGATATTTCTAAACGAAGATGGTCAGACTTAATAGTTTCACTTTTGGATGAAAATTACGATTATTACAGAGGACTTAAGAGAGAAGCTTTGAGAGCAGCTGAAGAAAAAAAACAGTCAGATGAAGTTGCTGAAAAAAACGCTAAATTTAATGCAGATGAAGATGCATATTTAGAAAAACGAAAACAAGATTTGGAGAACGAAAAGCAAAAAGAAGAAGATGAAAAAAACAGGCGTAGAAAAAAGTTACAAGAAGAGTGGGAAGAAGAACAACGAATACAAAACGAAAGGTACGAAATAAACAAAAAAATAGAACATGAAGAAGATGAAAACGCAAAGGCTAATCCCCAAACACCTGAAGGATATTATACAAAAACATTAAATGAACTTGAACGAATGAAACGACACGGTCTTTTCCGAAACACAGAAGAAAATGTGGAAAATGTAGAAAACTTAAAACCAATATTGGGTAAGTATCCTTCGGATATTCGTAAAGACAAAATTGACAATGAGGATAAGGAAAAACTTACTAACATTGTTAAAATCACACGAGAGAAATATGACAAATTACCAATAGATATGACAATTGGTGACTTTATAAAATTACAGATAAATGGATTGGGTTTTAAAAAAAGAGGTGAGGGTGAAGCATTGCAATCCCCGTCAAAATCATCCGGAAGTCCAACAAAAACACCACCAACACCAACACGAGCAGCACCACCAACACCAACCCGAGCAGCACCAGCACCTGGAAGTGCTACAAAACAAGGTGGCCACATACCATCTGCACCCACAGTCGCTCTAATTAGAGAAGGTGAAAGTCGTATTATAAATAAAGATCAAAACGAAAGTAGGACACTAAAACCACAAGGAAGAGATGTTAATGTTTTAAATACTGGTAGTAGAAAATAATAAAATCTTTTCGTAATATATAATAATATGACGCATCACAGAAGAGTAAAAAACAAGCATGGGCACAATCTTCCTGCCCATCAACATGGGGACTATCCACACATGAAACACGAGACCCTAATTATACCTTCTACTTCTCAACCTCAATTTGGAGGATATTACATTATCGACTTCAAAGAAAAAAACTGTATTCTACACAACTTTTCGATTCAGTATAGTGTTACGGCTCTAACAGGATATTCCAATGCAAGTGGAACTGCTACACAAGCACGATTTGCCCCAGCACTATTTTGGCATACCCGTCTTGAGTTGGTAATAAACAATGTTGTTATTGATACGATTTATCCCGAACAGCAGTTCCTCACTCATCAACTTTTTAACAAAGACGAAATTAGAAAAACAATCAATAACCAAATGGGTAATTATGCATCCCCCCTACAACGTGCTCTACTCGCATCACAAACCTCTCACTATATCGTTCAATTCCACACCTTTTTCGATACTTGCCATTTTACTCCACTATCACCCAAGGATGATGTCCAGGTTCGTGTTTATATGGACACTTTAGCAAACATTGCAGTCCCATTCGATGTCAACGGAAATGCCTTGACAGGAAGTCCAGTAGCAACTATTAATAGTTCTTCTATGATTGCTAGAGTTTCGAAAATTACTTCGCATCACGCCCAATCAATGCATAAAGAGATTAGAGCTGGTCCGCACCACGCTCAATTTCTGGAAACCCGTCAGGGTACATCTATTGTTCCAGCAGGCTCAACTTCATTCACCCAAGTTCTTACATCTATTGTCGGACAGGTTTCTTATCTTCTCTTTACATTTAGACCTACGACTGGTCTGACGCAGGATAATTCTTTTAACTTTCAACCCATTTCACAGTTTCAACTCTTGGATAGTTCAGGAACAAATATCAGCGGTGGACAAGCCGTACCCCTTAATCTGGCTTTGACCTCTCTTCCACTTATGCAGGGTGTAGTATCAACATACTATAACGAAAACTCGACAACTGGTGACGGAACAAGTAACCAACACAATGGTTATGCTTTTCTCTGGTCATTTACGGCAGATGCTACGGAAACAACAAAATCGGGACATTTCATGAATCACTACGAATTCAGGGGGTCTGAACAACTACAGGTTATTTTCCCCAGTGCTACATCATCAACTTACCAGCTTGATATTTACGCGATGTGTCAGGCACTTCTTGAAAATAGTCACCACGCTGTTAGAAAAATATCACTTTAAAATGAAGATAATAAAATCTATACTAATAGTAAATGTCATTAACATATTACCATTTTGACACGGCAAATTTAACATACACCAGTGGAGGTGGACAACAAAAGGTGTATCAAGATAATAATACTTTCCAATCGATTTTTCAACTTTCCCAACCATTTCACCATCCCCGCAAAATATATTTGAAGTCAGTCGAACTTCCGATTACCTTCACAAATATAAGAGCATCTAACAAAACTAATACATTGACGATACTCAATAAAGGGATAGTTTATAATGTTCTACTGCCTGATAAAAACTATTCGAATATCCAATCCCTTCTTAGTGATATAAATAGTCAATTATCAATCCAAGAACCAAATGTTAATCATTGTCCCCAATTTAGTGTGAGTGGCAACAATATCGTTTTATCCACACCAAGTCCCGATTACTCCCCAATATCT